GTCAACCGGAACCGAGATTTACGCCGAGTTTGTGCCGGCAGGAAACAAAGGCGGTGGAGCTGAGAGTTACAGCCAAGAGTTTGTTTTGAATCCTTTGACTACATACTTATTCAGATTTACCAACGTCAACTCCCAAACCCATCCAACAATTATTCGCATAGATTGGTACGAGTAATGGTACAGAAAAAATATCAAAACCCGGAAGGTGGACTAAATGAAGCAGGCAGAAAACACTTCGAGAGCAAGGAAGGCGGCAACCTCCAAGCCCCGGTCAAGTCTGGTACGAACCCGAGGCGTGTTAGCTTTGCTGCGCGATTTGGCGGCATGGCTGGGCCTCTCACAGACGAAAAAGGTAGACCCACCCGCCTCAAGCTCGCCCTCAAAGCGTGGGGCTTCGGTAGCAAAGAAGCGGCGCGTAACTTCGCCGCAAAGCACAAAAAGGATTAGCAATGGCCGAAAGACTAAAGGTTGAAGATGTACTGAAGCGTCACGACATGGCGCTTCGCAAGAAGGACGACTTCAGGGATTTATATGAGGACGCCTACGAGTTTGCTTTGCCGCAGCGCAATCTGTACGACGGTTACTGGGAGGGCAAGGTAGGTGGCGCCAAGAAGATGAACCGGGTCTTTGACTCGACCGCCATCAACTCAGTTCAGCGCTTTGCCAATCGCCTTCAGTCTGGCATCTTCCCGCCGCAGCGTAAGTGGTGCCGCCTAGAGCCGGGGCCGGACATTCCTGACGACCGCAAAGCTGAGGCTCAGTCTGCGCTAGACGTTTACAACGAGAAGCTATTTGCTACGCTCAAGCAGTCAAACTTTGACATTGCTATGGGCGAGTTCTTGCTTGACCTGTCTGTCGGCACAGCCGTAATGATGGTTCAGCCTGGCGACGATATAAACCCAATCAACTTTATCCCTGTGCCACAGTACCTTGTGGCATTTGAGGAAGGCGCCAACGGCCAGGTAGATAACGTCTATCGCCGTATGCGGATCAAGGCTGAGGCGGTTCAGCGCCAGTGGCCAGATGCAACGATTGAGGGTACGCTTGCCCGTCTAGTCAAAGACAAGCCGACCGAGGACGTTGAGCTGATCGAGGCAACGATTGTTGACCCCAAGCGCGGTGACTACTCGTATTACGTTATCCACAAAGAGTCTAAGTCTGAAATTGTGTACCGCAAAATGAAGATCAGCCCTTGGGTGGTCAGCCGGTACATGAAAGTAGCGGGAGAAATTTATGGGCGTGGGCCACTCATCACTGCGCTTCCGGATATCAAGACCCTTAATAAGACACTTGAGCTGCTCCTTAAAAACGCCAGCCTTGCTATTGCTGGTGTCTATACGGCAGCAGACGACGGCGTACTTAACCCCAACACGATCAAGATCGTCCCAGGAGCGATTATTCCGGTCGCTCGTAACGGAGGGCCGCAAGGTGAATCGCTACGGGCGCTGCCACGTTCAGGTGATTTCAACGTATCGCAAATCGTCATCAACGATCTACGGCAAAACGTCAAACGGATTCTCCTTGACGAGAGCCTCCCTCCAGACAATATGTCTGCACGCTCTGCGACAGAAGTCGTAGAACGGATGAAGGAGCTGGCTCAGAACCTGGGCTCAGCCTTTGGCCGTCTCATAAATGAGACAATGATTCCGTTGGTGAGCAAGATCCTACAAGTCATGGACGACCGTGGCTTGATCGACTTGCCGTTGCGGGTCAATGGTCTAGAAGTTCGTGTCTCTGCCGTAGCGCCTTTGGCTATGGCTCAGAGCATGGAGGAAATAAACAACATTATGCAGTACGCACAGATTGCAGCTCAGGCTGGCCCAGAAGGTCAGATGGCCATCAAGACTGGCGAGATGTTGGACTACATTGCGGAGAAGTTAGGTATCCCGCAGAAGTTGCGCACAACACCAGAGGAAAGAGAATTTATGAAACAAGAAGGCGCACAGATGGCGGCTCAAGCCGCCGAAGCTAACCCTGAGTTGGCGGCTCAAGTAGTCGGGAAGATGATCTGATGGCCGGCGGCTGGGAAGATTTAGAAGCCGTCCAGACAGATATCCGAGAAGCAACAACGAAGGCAGATGACTTAAATAAGCTCTGCCTTCGGGTCTTTGGCTCTGAGGATGGCCAAAAGCTTATGCAATGGCTAGACCAAGCATACCTAGATCAGCCCGTTGCCGTGCCGGGTTCTGACCCAAGTTACGCCTTCTACCGCGAGGGACAGAATAGCGTGATTCGGGAATTTATTGCACGGATAACCAAAGCAAGGAACCTGTAAATGGAAACCCAAGCAAGCGAGCCCAGCGCTCAAGGCGAAAGCCAAGAAGCTGGCCTACTCGACGGCGTAACAATAGCCGATGAGCAGGGCCAGCAGGTAGACACGACTAAGACCCAGATTGATCATTTGGCGCCCAAGGAGGATGACGACGAGCCGTTAGAGCGTCCCGACTGGTGGCCAGAGAACTTCTGGAAAAAAGACGAGGCGGCACCAGACCTAGAGGCTATTGCTAAGTCTTGGCAAGACCTGCGCAAGCAGATCAGCCAGGGCAAGCACAAGGCTCCGGTAGACGGTAAGTACGACCTATCCTCTTTTGGCGACACGCCAGAAGATGACCCATTACGCACCACGGTACTAAACTGGGCGCAAGAGTACGGGGTCAGCCAATCGGCATTGGATAAGTTAGTGGGCGATTACATGGCTATGGCAGGCGACCAGCAACAGCAGGTTCGCATGAGCGTTGAGCAAGAGCGCAAGGCTCTTGGCCCCAATGCTGACGCCATGATTAAGGGTGCGGTTGACTGGGCATCTGGCCTAGTCCGCAAGGGTATCTTCTCAAAGGACGACTTTGACGAGTTCAAGTATGCGGCTGGTACAGCCAAGGGCTTGAAGATGATGCTCAAGTTGCGCGAGTCTTACGAGAATATCAAGATTCCTGTGAACTCAGCGCCGGTAGACGGGGTGGCCAGCAAGGACGAGCTCTACGCTATGGTTGCCGATCCCAAGTACCAGAGCGACGCAGCATATCGAGCCAAGGTTGAGAAGATGTTTTCTCAGCACTTCGGTTAAAATACAGGCAACATTTTCCTCCTCGCCACTCTCCTTCGTGGCTTTAGTCCCTCTAGCCCGACTCCGGCTAGGGGGATTTTTTTTGAACTCCTCTTGCAAATGCGAATCATAACCATTACAAATCGCATTAAGGCATACCAGAACACCGGCCCTTGACCACTAGGGAACTAGCGATTGGCGCTCGTAAAGCGCAAGCAGTAGGCCCAGACGCCTGTCTGGCTAACCGAAGCGACGAAACTTTTTTTAACTTTCAAGGAGATTCAAATGGCTGTTTCATTGTCAAATGCCTTTGTAACGCTCTTTGATGCTGAAGTTAAACAGGCTTACCAGGGTGTTGCTAAACTGGTTCCTGCTGTTCGTCAGCGTCGGGGTGTTGAAGGCTCAACTGTTAAGTTCCCAAAAGTCGGTAAGGGTATTGCGACTGCTCGCGTTCCCCAGTCTGACGTAACTCCCATGAACGTAGGATTTTCAAACGTAACCTGCACGCTCCAAGACTGGAACGCAGCAGAGTACAGCGACATTTTTAACCAGGCTAAAGTCAACTTCGACGAGCGCAACGAGCTCGTTAAGGTTGTTGCTAACGCTATTGGCCGTCGTCAAGACCAGCTCATCCTCAACGCTTTGGCTGCTTCCAGCACGTCATTGATCGTTACTGAGGACGAGGGCGGTACGGACACGGGCTTAAACGTAGCTAAGCTTCGCGCAGCTAAAAAGTCTTTGGACAAAAACAACGTCCCGATGGATAACCGCCACATGATTATCCACGCAAACAGCTTGGCTTCCTTGCTGTCTGAGACGGCTGTTACTTCGGCTGATTTCAACACCGTCCGCGCTTTAGTGTCGGGCGAGTTGAATACGTTCCTCGGCTTTACCTTCCACACAATCGGTGACCGTGACGAAGGCGGCCTGCCTGTTGCATCGTCTGAGCGCAAGCTGTGGGCTTTCCACCGCGACGCAATCGGATATGCAGAGGGCATCGCTCCCCGCACAGAGATCAATTACATCCCTGAGAAAACAAGCTGGTTAGTAAATGCTGTGTTCTCGGCTGGTGCAATTGCAATCGACGCAGAGGGTATTGTCGAAATCCAAACAACCGACTCGGTATAAGGAGATAGACAAATGGCTTATTCTGCAACTGGCTTCGTAACCGTATGCGCTTCCAAGGCTGGAAACGCACCTTCGATGTACCTCTACAAAACGTCTGACGCACAGACCGATGTTAATACCTCCGGGTATTTCAACGACCTGTCCAGCGTTCTGTCTGTTGGCGACATCATTTTTGTTTATTCGACCGCTTCATCTGGCTCTTTGGTATTGACCTATGTCAATGGCAACGCCAGCGGCGTGGTTGACGTAACTGACGGTACAACTATCAGCGCTACCGACAGCGACTAATTGGATAGGGTTTACCCTACCAAGCATAGGGGTTGTGCCATCTTGTGTGGCGCAGCCCCTTCTCTTTTTGTAGACCTAGAAGAAGCGCGTAGGCTCAGACCAGACGCCACAATCCTAGGGGTAAAATTTGCCGCATCAGTTGTACCTGAGATCGAGCACGTATGGACTCAGCACTGCGAGATGACTAAGCAGATCAAGGATGCCTCTAGCAGGCCAATACGGGTTCATGCAAGGCCGCGAGCATCCCAGATGAGCCGCAAGTTTACCTGGCACATTCCAGAGGCTCAGGAAGCTTTTGACGCAATTGATTACTTTTGGCCAGACTTGGCTTGGGCTAAGGGCTCAAGCGGCGTAGCAGGCGCCATGTGGGCTAGGCATGGCATGGGATTTGACGAGGTCATAATGGCAGGCATTGGACTAGAACCTTGGAATCACAAATACATCCAGTCATATCCAAACAAGTATAGCCAAGGCCAAGGATACGCAACCAATGCACAGATTGAGCACTGGCTCAAATTGTTGCAGTCGCACATAGATGATGGCAGGACGCATGGGGTATATTCCATGAGTGGCAAGACTATGCAAATGCTAGGGAAACCATGCTAATTTCACAAGAATACAGGGATCTGAATGAGCATCTTCACAAAAATCCCAAGTACGGCTCCCGCCGAAGGGAGGAGTTATACGACAAGATTGCCGACTTTATGGCCGAGACTGAGTCTAAGACTTTGCTGGACTATGGGTGCGGGAAAGGCACTATGCGGGAATATCTACCGGCATATTCGTATGATCCCTGTGTGCCTGAATTTTCAGTAAGACCGGAGGGTGCTTTTGACATGGTGGCCTGCTGTGACGTGCTAGAACACGTCGAGCCAGACCTGCTGACCAATGTTTTAATGGATATTCGGGGCTATGCAGACAAAGCGGTATACCTAGTGATTTCGACCAGGCCGGCAGCAAAGGTCTTGGCCGATGGTCGAAACGCACATTTAATCGTGAAACCTTTGGATTGGTGGCAGGAAGTATTAACACAACACTTCCCTTTTTGGCAACTAACCATTACAAATAGCGATATCTCAGCAATAACCGTATTGGGGATTAACGATGGCCGCCGGTGATAACGCGATTAAGATATGCTCTGCTGCCTTGCAAATGCTGGGAGCCAAAGCGATATCCTCATTTACGGAGGGTACAGACGCGGCAAATGTTGCCGATACGCTATACCAGGATGTCAAAAAGCAAACTCTTTTGATGTACCCGTGGTCGTTTGTGTACAAGAAAACACAGATATCCAAGCTAGTTACCACTCCAACGACTGAATACAAGTATGAGTTCCAGCTACCAGGCGACCGCATTGGGCCGCCTAGGATGGTTCTGACTAGCAACCAGCCTGGCGCAGGAAGCATCCGGGCATATCGTATTTTCCAAGACAAGCTTTTGACCGATGAGGAAACGATATACATTGACTACCCGTATGACGTGCAAGAGTACGAAATGCCGGTGTATTTTGTTCAGCTTATGAAGTACATGATGGCATGGCACCTAGCTATGCCGGTTACAGACCAAGTAGAGAAAGCGCAGTATTGGCAGGGTGTAGCGACTGGTTCGCCTGCTGACAATGGCCGTGGCGGCTATATGCGCATTGCAACAACTATGGACGGACAGGGTCAGCCTGTGCCTGTCATTCAAGATTTCCCCCTGGTTGACGTGAGGTTCTGATGGCGCGGTTTGTAAGCGTTCAGACCAACTTCTCAAGCGGCGAGTTAGATCCGCTGCTTCGCGCCCGTGTTGACTTGCAGGCGCACCAGAACGGCATGGAGGAGGCTACCAACGTCATAGTCCAGCCGCAGGGTGGTGTGCGTCGTCGTCCCGGCACGAAGTACATTATGAGCCTGCCAAACACTAGCACTGAGTCTGCCGGCAACGGTACGCGCTTGGTGCCGTTTGAGTTCTCGGTCACAGACTCCTATATGCTCTGCTTTACGCATTATCGGATGTACGTGTTTAAGAACGGCGCTCAGGTGATGGACATCAATGGTGGCACGCTAGACTACCTGAACACAACATCATACGACCTGACCGGCGCACGGCTATCTGAAATTAACTGGACTCAGTCGGCTGATACGCTGATTATTGTCCATCCAGATATTATTCCGGTAAAAATTGTGCGTGGCGCAACGGATGCCGACTGGACGATTAGCAATATAACTTTTGACTCAACGCCCAAGTATGCGTTTACCCCGGCGTTTACAAACCCTGCTGGCACGCTGACCCCATCTGCTGTATCAGGCAAGGTAACTCTGACCGCCTCAACCGGCACTCCGTTTAGCGCATCCTCGGTTGGCCAATACATCAACGCAACTCCGCAGGGTCGAGCCAAGATTGTAGAGTTCACCAGCTCAACGGTGGTCAATGCAATCGTAGAGTTCCCATTCTTTAATACCTCTGCCATTGCTAATAACAAATGGGAGATTGAATCTGGTTGGGAAAACGTCTGGTCGGCTACCAAAGGGTACCCACGGTCGGTTGTGTTCCATGAGGGTCGTCTGTACTTTGGCGGTAGTAAGACTAGGCCGTCAACTGTATGGGGTTCTAAGGTAGGACTATTCTTTGACTTTGAAGCTACGGAAGGGCTAGACGATGACGCAGTGGAAGCCACATTGGACACGAACACGTTTAACGCAATCACTGACATCGTATCTGGCAGGGATCTGCAAGTCTTTACGACAGGCGGTGAGTTCTATTGTCCGCAAGAGGGGCTAGAACCGGTAACGCCCACCAACTTCTTTATGAAGGCTGTGACGCGAAATGGCGCCAAACCTGGCGTGCGTATTCAGCAATTGGAAAGTGGTACGTTGTATATACAGCGTCAGGGCAAATCGCTCAATGAGTTTGCCTATACGGATACACAGGCGACCTATGTGTCGTCCAAGATTTCGTTACTGGCTGGCCATCTTTTGCGGACGCCAACACGAATGGCGTTGCGTCGGTCAGTAGCAACCGATGAGAATGACCTGCTTTTAATCGTAAACGGTACCGACGGGACGATGGCGGTATTCTCGCTTTTGCGTTCCCAGAACGTCATTGCCCCATCTGAGTTTACAACCGATGGGGAATACAGGGACGTGGCCGTAGATGTCACAACCATCTATTCTGTGGTCAAGCGGGTAGTCAATGGCACTACGGTTTACTACGTCGAGATATTTGACGAGGACTTACAGATGGATTCTTGCGTAACCGGCGGTGTTGCGGCAAGCGCATCGGTTGCACATCTAGAAGCCAAGACAGTCAACATCAACCTAGACGGAGCAATCCAGGCTGCCCAACAGGTTCCGTCCGGCGGCACGGTGACGTTTAGCCGTAGTAGTACGACGAGCTACCAAGTTGGCCTGAACTATACGGTCAAAGTTAAGACCATGCCAATTGAGTTGCGGATATCGTCTGGCTCAAGGCTTGGATTCCAAAAGCGTATAGTTGAGGTAAACGCTCTGGTTTACGAAAGCCAGCACATGGTCATCAATACGGTTGAGGTTCCATTTGTGGCTCTTGGACAATCAATCTTAGATTTTCCGGTTCCGGAATATACTGGGACTAAGACGGTCGATAGTATTCTTGGATATACGCAAGACGGGCAGATTACGATTGAGCAGACGATTCCATTGAAATTGACTCTGCTTGGTATGGAATACAAAGTGTCAGTACATCAAGGAACTTAATATGAGAATGTCGCGATGGGACGTACAGGTTGCCGGCATCCCGCTAGGCGATCCACTAAACCCTCCGGGGTCTAGCAAGATTCAGAATGATCCAATTACGGCGGCCGCTGTTGCGGCTAGTCTTATGTCCGCTTACGGGTCATATCAGCAAGGTGTTACAGCCAAGGCTCAATATAATCTGCAAGCTAGGCAGGCGACTGTTGAGGGCGAGCGTAAAGCCGTGCAATACCAGCAACGGTCAAATGATATGCTCCGTAGACTTCGTTCAACCAATTCGGCTTTGGCTGCTAGAGCTTACGCTGGTGGAGTAGATCCGTTTAGCGGCTCTCCAGACATTGTACGGGCTGCTAATGACACGGCGGCTGGACGAGAGTATTCAATTATGCTTGCTGATGCAGACGCAGCAATGCGCGGCGGCAGATTCCAAGCTGAGGTCTACACACAGGCTGGTCAGACCGCTTATCGCCAAGGCATATTTAATGCCACGACCAAACTGGTTAGCGCCGGAACAAGTGCGTTTGGTGGAACACAGGCTCCAGCTCCAATTGAAACAAGAACCTTACCGTCTTATCAACCGTAAATATGGCACGCATCCCACGCTTTCAAGAATCCGGGCTAATCTCGGCAGACGTGCCAAGGTTAGATTTTGCCAATCTCCGCGAGGAAGCTAAGGGTTATGGTGGTATAGCCGAAGGGTTAGACAAGATTAGTTCTTTTGCTTTTGGTAAAGTTAAAGAGAAAGAAAAAGAAAGGAATCAAATTCTTGGCATCCAGCTCCGTGCAGACACAGAGCTTGAGGTGCAAAAGGTTTTAGATAACCTGTCCGGCATGGCAGATCGCGGAGAACTTCCATACGACCAGGCTCAGCTTGAAGTGCAAGCTTTACAAGGGTTTGCCCGTGGCATGGCTGATGCTGGACACGTTGAGCAAGCGTCTGGCCTTATGCGCTCGATCTCAACGTCAGGCAATGCTCTGCTCCGCAAGGTATCTGAAGTTGAGGGCGCAAAGTATGGCGCAGAAATAGACGTTAAATCTGCTGAGCTTGTGCGTTCGCTCAGTAAAAACCTGCAAGACGTATGGGGTCTGTACCGCAACGGCCAGATGACCGAGGACGAGGTTGTTCAATACGAGGCTGGAGCTCGCGGCGTAATGGCAGGCATGGCCGGCCAAAGCAAGGACACGGTCAAGAGATACCTAGACGCAGACGGCGCATTTGAAAAGGCTCGTCTTGCAGCTCGCAACAACACTATGGTCACGTACTTCAACACGCCTGAGTTTGCGGCTCGCCCGTCTGATGCTCTAACCAAACTGCGCGCTGGAGACGCCGGAGTGTTCAGCCCAATCTGGGGTAAGTTAGATGAGGGGCAGCGCGATAGTCTAGTTCAGACCATGCTCAAGCGCCAGGCTGATGACTTGCAGATTCTTGACCGCGACAACAAGCTGTCAATTGAGCGTAACCGTGCGGATAATTATAAAGACTATGACGAGTTCTACCGTGGCTCAATTGGTGGCGATGAGCTACTAAAGCGTATGTCTGCTCGCGGGTATATTCCTGGCCGAGAGGAACTAAAACAGATTCGAGAGGGTGACGTGCCTGGAGCTCCAGATCAATACTTTGGTGCGCTTGAGTATAAAGCCAAACTAGGCCAAATAAGCCTTGGTCAAGCTAATGATCTATTTACCCAAGGCCGGATTTCGCTCAAGCAGCGCAACGGGCTGTTTGGCTTAATTGACAAGACTGACAGACCGGATATGTCTGCGGCTAAGGACTTTATCCGAAACGCATTTGTACCTAACCCTCTTGATCCAACAACTCGCGCAGGCAACGTCCGCAGGGCTGAGGTTGATAATCAACTGATATTGGCCGAGGCTGATGCTAGAGCTGCCGGCAAACCGTTTGACGCATTAGGCATGGCAAGAGAGTTGGTCGGCAAGCGCCAAGAGGCTGAGGACATAAAAAATCTGCAAGCAGATCGTGACCGTCTACGCCAGAAGTTATCTGAGATCGGCCTAGATTACAACGAGGATTACACGTTAGAGTCGCTTAAACGATCTGGCAAGGGTAATGCAATGCAACATAAAACCATCGACCGATTGATCAAATCAATCAATGCAAAAAAATGAATACACTAGAAGATGCTTTCCTAGATTCTCTTGCTAGCCGGTTGGTGGTTGAAGATGCCGCCGAGGCTAAAGCCGCAGTCAACCCGCGCACAGGCCAGCCATTCCCAACTGGGGTAAGCCTAGAGCCTGCTATGGGCGCTGTGGCTGAAACCGTGGGCGCAGGCGTAAAAGGTGCGGTTCAAGGCTTTGCCGGATTGCCTGGTGATCTAATTGCCCTAGCCCGTGGCGTGTACGAGCTTGGCAAGTCAGGTGGCGACCTAGATGCGTTTGTAGCTGGGCTTGAGTCTAAGACTGGCCTGCCTACAACTGAAGATATCAAGAAGTTCTTGGATCAGGCTGGGCTACAAATGGGCTCAGGCGAATCTCCGGTAGAGCTAGTGGGCGAGTTGGCTGCGCCAGGTGGATATGTCAAAGGCGCGAAAAAAGTTGCTCGCGTCGCTAAGAAAGTAACAGGGGCTAAATAATGGCAATGCAACCGCTTGGAGAGCGTTTAGACCAGCTCAGTTCCGTTGAGAAAGACGTGGCTGACATACAGGCACAACAGCCTAACGAGCCGCTTCCTGAGCCGATTGAGTACACTCAGGCTGAGCCAGCGTTTGAGCCGGTAGACGTAGCTGGGCTTCCGCTTGGCGTATTAAAAGGTGTAATTAAGAAGGCGCCTAAGCGTGAGATCAAACCTCCAGAGGGCGCAGTTGGGCCATATCAAACTATTCCAGATGCGCCGGTTGAGGTGGTTGAGAAGGTTGAGCGTGAGATGGCCAACATACCTCCAGAAGTTCCGATGGAGGGTAAGCCACCTGAGACCGCCTTCAACCTAAATATGATTCAAGACGACAATGGGCTTAAGCAGTTCATTGACGTGACTGCACGTGTGTATGGGGCAGACAAGCTAGAGAAAGTGTCTTACAAAGAGATTGCGGCCAAGGCTTCAGAGGAAGGATACGACGAGGCTTTCTTGGCTAGGTTTATTGATCCTAATAAGGTGACAGAGGCTAATGCCAAAGAGGCTTACAAGGGATTGTTAGCACTTGTGGACTCTGGCAAGCGAGCTTTTGACTTAGGGGAAAAAGTTAAACAGGCTAAACTTGCTGGTAACTTAACCCCAGAATTGGCAACTGAATTTCAACAGGCTGTTGCACTAAGTGGTGCTTTAATGAAATCGGCCAGAGGACGGCAGGCTGACATATCAAGAACCTTGGGTATTTTTGCACAAATGCGTACAGCAAGCGCAGAACGCGGTGCAATGCTTGAATCAATCCTAAATGAGGCTGGTGGGATTGAGAGCGCATACGAAATGGCGGTTAGATATACAGCTCTTGATAGCCGCGCAGCTCGCGCAGATCTGGCAGAAAAGGGCTACACCAACGATATCAAAGGTTGGGCTAACAGGTTCTTAGATATAACCACAACGAGTTGGATTAACGGTTTGCTGTCGTCTCCAATATCCCACGCCAAGAACCTTGCCGGCAATATGTTCTTTGGTGCGTATCAAATCCCTGAGCGCATGGTCGGCTCTATGGTTGGCAAGGTACGCAACTCGATATTTGGTGGTGAAAAAGCAATCCAAACTAACGAGGTATACGCTCAAGCAATGGGCATGGTTCAGGGTATCCGCGAAGGGGCAGAAATTGCCTACACGGCGGCCAAGAAAAATGAGCCAACAGATCCGTTTACCAAAATTGAAATGGTGCGTGGCCGCAAAGATCCGTTTGACATTGACTTTGGCGACTCAGATACAGGCAAGGGAATTAGTAACGCGATACGTTACTACGGCAAAATGGTTGAGCTACCAGGCCGTGCGCTCATGGCTGAGGACGAGTTCTTCAAAGCCATGTCTTACCGCATGGAACTAAACGGTTTGGGAATCCGTGCAGGCAATAACGAGTATGACAGGCTGATAGCTGCTGGCGTATCTCCGGATGATGCGGCCAAGCAAGGGTCTAGCTTTACAGAACAAATTCTGACCAATCCTCCGGCAGACATAGACGCCGCCGCTAAGGCTGTGGCGCGTACCACCACATTTACCCGTGAGCTTGAGTCTAGCCTGCAAGGCATCCAAAAGACTTTGCAAAATCCATTGCTCAAAATGTTTGTGCCGTTTGTTCGGACTCCGACAAACATCGCCTTGGAGGCCATGAGCCGCACTCCTGGGTTGAACTTTGCTAGCCCACGGTTCTGGGCTGACTACAATGCAGGTGGCATCCGCAAGGACATGGCCATAGCTCGCGTAACCCTTGGCGGTGGGATCATAACCGGGGTTGGAATGAGCGCCTTAGAGGGTAAGGTAACCGGCTATGGCCCGTTCCGCAATGAGGACAAAGAAAACCTCAAAGGCGCAGGATGGCAAGAATTCTCGTTTGTCTTTAATAAGTCAGATGTAAGCGACGAGGAGGTTGAGCGTTTTAAGGGAATCACAACGGTCAGCGTAGGCCCAGACAAAGTCTATATCTCTTATGCCGGACTTGAGCCGTTGGGTACTCTGTTGTCGGTTGGCGCGACCGCAGGCGAATACTCCATGAGCACGGTTGGCGAAGCCGATATGGAAAAGCTAATGATTGGCGGCACGATGGGTGTTTACCAATATTTAGCCGATCAGCCTATGCTTGCCGGTTTTGGCGAGATCCAAAAGGTATTTAGTGCCGGAGCCAAGGACGCGCCTGGCTTTTTGTACAACGTAATGAATCGTATGTCCAAACAGGCAACATCATTTGCCGCTGGAGCCATACCAATAACCGGGACTCATTCCTCGCTTGTGGCTGCTATTGAGCGATACGTAAACCCTGAGCGTAGCAACGTCATGGTTAGCTTGTCTCCTGACGAGGTCGATCCTCTTGCCGGAGCTGGCAAAGGATTCTGGGAGGCAGTTGGAACCATCAAGAGCCGCACGCCTGGTCTGTCAGATAGCCTGCCGCCTGCGCTTGACCCGCTTACGGGCAATGTAAAGACCAACGGCAAGGGTAATCTGTACGAAATGTTCAACCCATTTAAGAGGGGTGACGGTACGTTTGAACCGGGCTAC